TATAAACAGGCTAAGAATATTGCCTGGGATTACTTAAAAATGTTTGCTGGACCCATACCAACAACAAGGTTCAACGAAACAGAATTAAGATGCGATTTGCCGAATGGCGCAAGAATTACATTACTCTCTTCTGAAAATCCAGATTCACTAAGGGGTTTGGCATTAGATGGAGTTGTAATTGATGAGGTAGCGCAGATTGAACCTAAACTATGGAATGAGATAATTAGACCAGCTATTTCAGATCGTAAGGGTTTTTGTTATATGATCGGTACTCCTGCTGGAATGTCGAATTTATTTTATGAATTATACCAATATGCTATAGCTGATAATAAATGGTACGCTTATACAGCTCCTGCATCTAAAACTAAAATTATAGACCAGGAAGAATTAGACGCTGCTAAAAAGCAGATGGGAGATACCAAGTACCGCCAAGAATTTGAGTGCGATTGGGTTGCTAATATTGAGGGATCCATTTATGGCAAGATTATGAAGAAGCTTGAGGATAATAAGCAAATTACTTTAATGGCTTATGATCCAACTTTATTAGTTTCAACAGTTTTTGATATTGGAGTAGGAGATTCAACAGCTATTGTATTTTATCAAAAGCTTGGTAATACAATTAGAATTATAGATTATTACGAAAATAGAAGAGAAGGTTTACCGCACTACATACAAATTTTAAAAGAAAAAGATTATATTTACGATAAACATTTTGCACCTCACGACATCGAGGTTCAAGAATTTTCAAGTGGTAAAACTAGAAGAGAGGTGGCTTACCAATTAGGAATAAGATTTAAGATACTTCCTAAACTTCCTTTAGAGGATGGGATCCACAGTTTAAAAATGATTTTACCCAGATGTTATTTTAATCTGGATAAAACAAAAATATTAATAGATGCTCTTAGACATTATCATCGAAAGTATAATGAGAAGATGAAAATGTTTAATAATAAACCTGTCCACGATTGGAGCAGCCACGCCTGCGATGCGATGAGGTATATGGCAATTTCTATTAATGATTATGATGAAAAAAATAAAATAAGAGAAACAACAGCAATGAATGATTATAAAATACACGGGAGTATAAGATGAGTTTTTTAACACCAAAAATTCCTGCAATGCCGCCAGTTCCACCAGTAGAACCATTACCAGCTGCGCCAGATTATGAATCTGAAGCTAGAAGAAAACAAGCAGCAGAAGATGCAGCTAGAATAAGAAGAGGTAGAATTGGTAGAAAACAAACTATTTTAACTTCAGCTCAAGGAGATGAGTCAGAAGCTGAAATTCAAAAGAAAACTTTATTAGGAGAATAATATGGGTGGACCAGTAAGAAGAATAGTAAGTAAACCAAAAGCACCACCTGCACCAGCTTATGTTGCACCGAGTAAACCAGAAATTTCGCAAGCAACTGCAACCGATGTAACTGAAAGCACAAGAGGAAAAGGTAGATCTTCAATGATTGCAACTGGACCACAAGGTTTAGGAAGTGGCGATTTAAGATTACAAAAAAGAACTTTATTAGGATAAATTATGGAATTAACACCAAAAGCAAAAAAAGTAATTAACACATTTGATTCTTTAAAATCTCAAAGAGATACATGGGAAACACATTGGCAAGATGTAGCAGATTATATGCTACCAAGAAAAGCTGATATTACAGAAAAAAGAACCAGAGGAGATAAAAGACACGATCAAATTTATGATGGCACCGCCACTCATGCTTTAGAATTATTAGCAGCATCTCTTCATGGTATGTTGACTTCAACAACTTCTTCTTGGTTTTCTTTAAAATTTAGAGATGATGTTATTGACCAAGATGATACTTCAAAAGAGTGGTTAGAAAATTGTAATAAAGTTATGTTACAAGCTTTTTCAAGATCTAATTTCCAACAAGAAATATTTGAATTATATCATGATCTTATAGCATTTGGTACAGCTGGAATGTTTATTCAAAATGATGATGAAGATGATTTAAGATTTAGAACTATTCATATTGCAGAATTATATATAGCTGAAAACCAAAAAGGTAATGTTGATACTGTTGTTAGAAAATTTAATTTAAAAGCAAAAGTATTACCATCAATGTTTCCTAAAGCAGAGTTTCCAAAAGAATTACAAGATTTAATTAAAGATAAACCACACGAAGATGTACCTGTACTTCATGCAGTTATGCCAAATGAGATGGGTGGTATTTATGAAAACAATATTAACAAACCTTTTACAAGTTGTTATGTTCATAAACCTACAGGATTTCTTTTAAGTGAAAGTGGATTCAATGATTTTCCTTATGTAGTTCCTAGATATTTAAAAGCATCAAATGAAATTTATGGCAGATCTCCTGCAATGAATGCTTTACCAGATGTTAAAATGTTAAACACAATGTCTAAGGTATCTATTAAAGCAGCTCAAAAACAAATTGATCCACCTTTAATGGTTCCTGATGATGGTTTTATTTTACCAGTAAGAACTGTTCCTGGAGGATTAAACTATTATAGAGCTGGAACTAGAGAAAGAATTGAACCATTAAATATTGGTAGCAACCAACCTTTAGGTTTACAGATGGAAGAGCAAAGAAGAAAAGCAATTAGAGAAAACTTCTTTGTCGATCAGTTAATGACAGTAGCGGGTCAAAACATGACAGCCACAGAAGTTATGCAAAGAACTGAAGAGAAAATGAGAATACTTGGTCCCGTATTAGGTAGACTACAATCTGAGTTATTACAGCCTTTAATAACAAGATGTTTTAATATTCTACTTAAACAAAATAAATTTTTACAACCACCAGAGTTTTTACAAAGTCAAGTGATTGAAATTGAATATGTATCTCCTATCGCTAAAGCTCAAAAATCTGGAGATCTATCTTCTATCATGAGAGGTATTGAAGTATTTGGAGCTATACAACAAGTTTCTCCTGTATTTGATTATTTAGATGGAGACGGATTAGTAAGTCATTTAAAAGATGTTATAGGATTACCTGCTAAGATTTTAAAATCAAGAGCAGAGGTTGAGCAGATTAGAGAAGAAAGACAAGCTCAACAAGAACAGATGCAACAAATGCAACAAGAAATGCAAATGGCTGAATCAGCAGGTAAAGCAGCTCCAGCATTAAAGGCGGTGGCTAGTGAATGAAAAAGATCTTAAACAATTAAACTTAGCTTACAAACAGACTTTTGAATCCGATAATGGAAAAATAGTATTAGAGGATTTAAAAAAAAGATGCAGCTTTTACACAACATCTCACATTAAGGGAGATAGTCATGAGTCTGCATTTTTAGAAGGAACAAGATCAGTTATCTTGTTTATTAATAATATACTCAATAAAAAACCATAGGAGGATTAATGAGTAGTGAAAATCAAGAGGTAGCAGTACAAGAACAACCATCGGTACTGTCTGGAGAACCTAAAACAGAAACTCCACAAACAACAACAGATTGGAAAGTAAATCTATCTGATGAGATAAGAGCTGATAAATCTTTAGAAAATATTAAAGATATACAAGGTTTAGCAAAGTCTTATATTCATGCACAGAAAATGGTAGGAGCTGATAAAATTCCAGTTCCAAATAAATATGCAACTGAAGATGATTGGAATGAGGTTTATTCAAAACTTGGTAGACCAGAATCTCCAGATGGATATTCTTTTGATACAAAAGGAATTGATGAATCTGGTTTAAAATCATTTGCAGAACATGCACATAAAATGGGTTTACTCCCACAACAGGCAAATGAAATGGTTAAATGGTATCAAGGTAATGTTGATGCAACCACTCAAGAAAATAATACAAAAGCAGAAAAGGCTAGAAATGACTCTGTCATAGCTTTGAAAAAAGAATATGGTCAAGCTTATGATAATAAATTAAAGGCTGCATCTGCAATGGCTAAACAATATATCGAGCCAGATGTATTAAATCTAAATATGGCTGATGGTACAAAATTAGGAGATCATCCATCTATAATAAAAGCTTTTGCATCTCTTTCAGAAAAAATGGGAGAAGATCAATTTGTTAATCCTTCTGGACCAAGTTATTTAACTCCAGAACAACTTAACAAACAAATTGGAGAATTAACTGCTACTGGTTCGGCTTATTGGGATAAAAACCATCCCAACCACAAAACTGCAGTTCAAGAAGTTTTAGCTTTACGAGAACAAAAAAATAACGTATAGCTGAAAATAATTAGGATAATCGAAAGACCCTAGTTGACACTATGAAAGTATAGGTTCCAGGAGAACTAAAATCGAGGAGCGACCCGAAAGGATAATCATCCGATTTAACATAAACACAACCAATCAAGGAGGAACTTATTATGAGTTCACAAATAACTACTTCTTTTGTGGAGCAGTATAGCTCGAATGTTGCTATGCTTTCTCAACAAATGGGAAGTAAATTAAGATCTTCTGTTGATGTGGAATCTGTTACTGGGAAAAACGCTTTCTTCGATCAAGTCGGAGTTACAGCTGCTCAATTAAGAACGAGCAGACATGGCGATACACCTCAGTTAGATACGCCTCATAGCAGAAGAAGATTGAGCTTGGCTGACTACGAATGGGCTGACTTAGTTGACGATGTTGACAAAGTTAGAATGCTTGTAGATCCAACTAGCTCATACGCTAAAGCAGCGGCAGCAGCGATGAATAGAGCAATGGATGATGTTATTATAACAGCGTTCAACGCATCTGCATCAACTGGTGTTGCTGGTGGTTCATCTACAGCTTTGCCTTCTAGTCAAAAAACAGCGACTTCAGACCAATCAGATGGTTTGACGATCACTAAACTTTTGGCTGCGAAGAAAATCTTAGATAACAATGATGTTGACCCTTCTTTAAGAAGATACATCGTTTGCGGACCACAACAGATCTCAGATCTATTAGGTACTACACAAGTTACTAGCTCAGACTATAACTCAGTTAGAGCATTAGCAACTGGAGCTGTAAATACCTTCTTAGGTTTTGAGTTCATAATGTCAACAAGACTGAACATGGATAGTTCATATACAACTGACAGATTAGTTTTTG